AACGAATCGGTGATCGCCATGCCACGGTTCACCGAGGACACAGGACACCCCAAGGGTAAGAAGGGTGACTACATGGGCTTGGTTGACGAGCGGTTCCGAGGTATGAACACCAAGCAAGTGTTCGACATTCTCAAGCAGGAGAAGGAGGAAGAGGGGGGTGGCGAAGGTGATGAAGGTGGTGATGGCTTTGACGAGCATGACTGGGAAGGTGCGGAAGGCTTGTCCGATGAAGACAAGAAGGAGTTGGCGCGTGAGATTGACCAAGCGATTCGTCAAGGCTTGATCGCACATCAGAAGCAAGTGGGCAAGGGCGGCGGCGGACTAGACCGTGAGCTTGAAGACTTACTCGCACCCAAGATTGATTGGCGTGAGGTGTTGCGCGACTTCGTCAAGGCTACGTGTTCTAACAAAGACACAAGTTCATGGCGCAGGGTCAACCGTCGATTCCTGAGTACGGGTACGTATATGCCTAGCATGATCGGCGAGAAGGTTGGTCATTTGGTTGTGGCTATCGACACATCGGGAAGTATCGGTGGGCCTGAGCTTGCTGAGTTCTTGTCCGAGGTACAGGGTATCGCAGAAGAAGTAAGCCCCGAGGTGGTGGACTTGATCTATTGGGACGGCGAGGTAGCAGGGCATGAGAAGTATGAGGGGTCGGCGGTATCTAACATTGTTAGTTCAACCAAGCCCAAGGGTGGCGGGGGTACTGACCCTTCTTGCGTATCCAAGTACTTGCGTGACGAGAACATCAAGCCCGAGTGCGTGATCGTGTTGACCGATGGGTATGTACCGAATTGGGGTGACGAGTGGACAGCGCCGACTATGTGGGTCATCAGTGGTGGCAACACAAGCGCGGTATCAGAGCATGGCAAAACTATTTACTTGGAGGATTGATATGAGTATTGCATCAAGCGCGGTTCTAGTGGAACTGAACATAAGTGTGTGGCCAGCCAACAAGGTTGACCGAGAGATGACTGACACGGTGAACACCAATGCGTCAGCGGTACGTGATGCGTCACAGACGCGGAAGAATCTATTTGCAGGTACTAGCCTACGCAAAGACATCGAGAAGCTCGCGGCGCGGATACGCCTTTACCACAATCAGCATACGTTACCTTGGGCAGACAAAGGCCAACGACTGTTGCCGACTAAGTTGTTCATGGAGTACAAGCAGACGATGAACAGCTACGAGGTGCAGTTCAAGCAGATGTGTAACAACTTCTTCTTCGAGTACCCACGCCTAGTGAACGAGGCACAGACGCACTTGGGCACGATGTATCGGGCAGATGATTACCCCGATCTGACAGATGTCAGAAACAAGTTCGGGTTCCGCATGGCGATCGACCCGATACCCGAGTCAGGTGACTTTCGCTTGGACATATCAGCGCATGACTTAGATGAAATGAAGCAGCAGTATGAAGCCAAGTTCGATGAGCGACTGGCCGAGGCTATGCGTACACCTTGGGAACGACTGCATGAGGTGTTGAGTGCGATGAGTAAAAAATTAACCGACGAGGAGGGTGACGAGGGCAAGGAGTCCAAGAAGCGTTACCACGATTCGCTTGTGACCAACGCTGTGGACTTGTGCGGGTTGCTGGACAAGATGAACATTACGAACGACCCCAAGCTAGAGGAGGCGCGTAAGCAGTTGGAACTAACAATGTTAGGTGCTGACATTGAGTACATCAAAGAGAGTTCGATGGTTCGTGAGAACTTGAAGAACAAGGTAGACGCAATTTTGCAGAAGTTTGAATGGTAAGGAGATGATGATGGAACTATTGAAATTACCCAACGTGCGTATGGGCAAGAACGCTGGAAACATAGACGAGAGCAAGCTACACGCAGAGCCAAAAGCACTAGCGTGGGAAGTAGCAACCAAGCACCCGCTGTGGACTATTGAGGTCAAGGGTTTTCGTGACTACCGTGTACTGTGCGATACCGAGGAGTTAGGCACTATCGGTGCGGAGTGGTATGGCAGTCAGACAAAGTTGTTTGTACGCAACGACCGCATTGGGCAGAACAACACACGTAAGAACGCATACCACACCGACAAGGTAGACAAGGCGTACCTGCGAGTCAAGAAGACATTCGGCCCGATGAACCTATCCGAGCGTATTGGTAAAGCTATGAAGGTAGCCGAGGGTGTACTAGAGAATCAAGCGTACCAGAATAGGAGTAAGGCGCGTGACTACGAGCGCCCGATTGAGAACGGACTGATGAAGTGGGCTCGTGCCAACATGAATCAATACGTGTCATGGCTTACCGAGACGCACCAGAAAGATATGTTGGACAACCTAACAAAGGTAGAAGAACTAAGTGTCGACATGGTGACTATTAAGGAAACTATGGATGCGTTTGCTAACAATAAAACTGCACTGGTGGTATTGGCAGAAGGAAAATATATTGTTAAGATACGCGACAATGTACAACTGTATGACGACGTGACTTTTCCTCACGAGCTACGTGGCAAGCTAGGTATGCTCAAGCTGGTGGAGAAAGAGCAGATGGTAACTGGCATTGGGTGTCGAGTTAACGATGAAATTTTTGTGTTGTTGTTAGACACAATGTTGGAGGACAAAGATGAAAAATGAGTGGCTACCACTGATCGCTACGCTGTTGGTATGCGCGGCGTATTACCTAGCAAAGAATTGATGTGAAGCATGAAAGTATCTCAACGTATGCGCAAGCAGATAAAAGAGTACGAGCGCGAGGGGTTCAATGTTGTAGACATACAAGACAGAGCAGGGTCGCACAAGCTGTTGATCTTTGCCGAGTTCCCCGAACCGCAGATCGTGACCGACTGCAAATCAGACTGGCGGGCATTGAAGAACAACATCGCACGGTTTCGTAGGTTAGCTAAAGAACATAACGAAGGAACACAAAATGAAAGTAACAGACATCATTGAACACGAAGACGGCAGTGCAACCATCACGTTGCACATGACTAATGAAGAACACCAGACCGTTATGGAGGGGGCATTGGTACGGGGTATTGCTCTGGGCATGACGGTTAGGCATGAAGGTTGGAACGGCTTCACCCCCGAGGAGTGGCGCACGATTGTCAACAACGCTATCGAAGCTAAGAAAAAGGAGACGGTATGAAAGAACTAAAAGAAATATTAGTATGGACTACACCTTTCATAGTATCGGCACTGCTGGTGTACCCGTTCATGGCAATCGTAGGCGCGAACTTTGACCCGTTTATGTGGGAAAGACATGACCGAGTGTTTTACTTTATCTGCGTAGTGGTGTTTGGAATTATGTTGCTTGGCCGACTTATAGCTATACCAAAGGAGATGTGATGGCTACCATAGAAAACGTATCAATCATTGTGTTTCTTCTATTGTTGGGGGCAGGCATCACCTTCGCTGTACTAGCGGGGCTTGTATATTTTTTGGAGACTATGGATGACTAAAAATGAAGCGGGTAAGGGCGATACCCAACGCCCAACCGACCAAGAGAAATACGGCAGTAACTACGAAGCAATCTTTCGCAAGACCAAAGAAGATTGGCAAGCTGAAGACGAAGAGTTTGAGCGAATTCAACGTGAGCAAAAGGAGAGAACGTAATGCAGAGCGTACACGTATCAGCGTACATGGTTAGAACAACGAGAGGAAGCTATGTCAGAACTAAAGACGACGAAGGTTTCGGCTACGTTGCGTTCAAAACAAAAACAGCCGCTAAAGAATGGGTTGAGTCCCAAGGAAAAGAAGATTGTTACGTGGTCAAAGTCAGAGCAGCCATCACGCCGACTGACTCAGGCCGAGCTGAACGCTTGGTGGCCGTTCGTAAGGCTAGACCCCAAGTGGTTCCCCAAGCCCGACAAAACTTTATCTTTTGAAGAGGATGCACTGCTATGACAACAGGAATTGAATATCTAAAACCAGAGAAAAAACGACAAGGGCGCGGTCCAAGCAAGAAGCCGACCCTTGTTAATACGAGCTTGCGTTTGCCGCGAGAGGTAGTCGATTATTTCGAGACCTTTCCCAACAAGCAGGTCAAAATCCGTGAAGTTCTTGCGAATTATGTACAAACCCAAACTGGAGAATTTGAAAATGGCAACAGCTAAAAAACTGAGCAAAGCAGAACAAGTACGTGCGTACCAAGTGAAGCACCCGAACGCAACCGCATCACAAGTGGCAAAAGCTACCGGCGCAGACATTGGTTACGTATACGCTATTCGACACAGCGACAGGAAGGGTTGGAAGACCGTGTCTCTGTCTACGAGCAATACGCCAGCGATGCCGTTCAAGGAAGAAGCCGAGCGAATCTTTGAACTGACCCAAGGCCGTACTCGTATGCACCCAGTGACAGGCAATATTCTGATGCAGGGGATGCCGATGATGGAAGACAAAGTCACGATGGAAGAACCGCAAGCCGACAACGTCAATCAACCTGCTCATTACAAGGTAGGCGGTATCGAGACCATCGACTTCATAGAGGCGAAGAACCTGAGCTACCACCTTGGTAACGTGGTGAAGTACATTGCTCGTGCCGACAGCAAAGGCAACCGAGAGGAAGACCTACTCAAAGCACGTTGGTATTTGAACCGCGAGATAGCCAAGTTCGGTAAGGAGCAAGCATGAGCGACTCAGTAGAACGCTACTCAACCGCCACGTACAGGCTCAATGACGTTTTGTATGTACCACACTACCGTAACGCATCTATCTTTGTCGGGCCGGGCTACCCCAACCGTAATACCCATACGTACACGGTGTTTGCTTTGGAAGACGCTGGCGCTGTGAAAGAAACACACATGCTTTGGTCAAGAGGTCTTTTTGGCGAGGTTACTACCGCCAATCCGTAAAAGGGGGTGTTTGTTGGGTGGGGGTGGCCTAGCTTGGCTGATGTGACTGGCACCTCCACGCTATTTGGTTCCCCCGAGAAAAATCAACCAAGTAGCACTTTCCAAACCATGACGAGGGGCATGGGAGAAATCAGCCAACCCCTCACCTTTATCTAACAAATGTTAGACCCTCTTGACAAAGTACAATATTGGAGTATCATGGCGTCAACACCCGAAGCAAAAGTCAAAGAGAAGATAAAGAAGGTTCTGAAAGAGCACGGCGTGTACTACGCGATGCCTATGGGCACGGGGTACGGCAACAGTGGAGTCCCTGACTTCTTGTGCTGTGTGAACGGGTTTTTTGTGGCGATCGAAGCGAAGGCTGGCAAGGGCGAACCTACTGCGTTGCAGTGGAAAAATCTAAAAGAAGTAAAT